CGCTGTAGAGTCTCAGATCTCTTGAGTGTGCCGTTTTTCAATTTCTCCATGACTTGTAAAACATCTTGACCATTTTGTTGATATGCCACCGCCCATTCTATTGAAGCCTTTTTATTATGCTTAATCGCTTCCATGAGAAGATTGAAATGCTCGACGTTGAGGCCGAGAGTGTCAGTCCTTTCCTGCATCGTCGCCTTCATGCTCTTAAAATGATTTACGAGGCTGACGACCTCTTTCGTTAATTTCGCAATAATAACTGTTGCCGCTATGAGTAGACCTCCCGGCCCTGCAAGGAATGAAAGACCTGCCTTGATCGCTGCGAGAACCGTCGGCACCTTCCCCAGAATCATGAGAAGAGGTCCGATGGCCGCCGCGAGACCAGCGATTTTCAATATCGTCAATTTCGTCTCTTTCGATGTCTCATTAAATGCTTTGATCAGAGGGATCAATTTATCATCCACGATGCTTTTTATTGCAGGCCCGAGTGTATCATTGAAAAGAAGAGCTGTCTCAGTAAGAGCAGATGTCAAGAGGCGGAAACTCCCTTTCACCGTATTAACCATCCGATCTTGCATCTCGAATGCCGCATTCGTGCCTGTGATCTCCTCTTGATATTTTCTGAGAGCATCGCCACCGACAGAGATCAATTTATTCATGACAGGCCCTGCACGCTGACCAAAGATCACAAGCGCATCAGAATTCGATTGAATATGATCGCCGAGCGTATCGATAATATCGGCAAAAGAATGGGTCGTGGGGTCGAGCTCTTCCATCGTCAAGCCGATCTCTTTTAATCTCTGCTTCGCAGGTTCTGAAGCATTCTGCAACTTACCCATCGCCATCCTCAAAGCTGTTCCGGCTACTGAAGCCTTAAGACCCTGATCATATAGAGCCATCAACACAGAGACAGTCTCTTCTATCGGTTTACCGACATTCGAGAAAGCGAACCCTGCGTACTGCATCGAATCCCCGAGTTTATCCATCTGAGCCTGAGAATTGCCGATAGCCGCTGCATAGACGTTCGCCACTCTCTCTGAATCACTTGCTTGAAGGCCAAATTGATTGATCGCTGACACGACAAGATTCGTCGTCTCCGCCAGATCATAATTCGTTGCCGCCGCTAGAGCGAGCGTGCCTTCGATCGAATCAGCCATTTGATTGGCTTTCCATCCTGCAGAAGCCATATAATAGAGACCGTCGGCCGCCTCTTTCGCTGAAAAAACAGTCGTTTCGCCCATATCTCTTGCCGTATCGGCCATGAGAGCCATCTCTTCGCCGGTCGCTTGAGCTACAGCCGCCGCATTCGTGATCGACTGCTCAAAATCTGCACCAACTTTGACAGCGACACCGCCAAGAGCTACGAGCGGAGCAGTAATACGAGTGGAGAGACTCTTCCCGACTCGACCCATCTTTTTGCCGATACGATCTGCCATTCTGCCCAGCCGCTTTTCATCTTTTCCTACAGATTTAACTCCGCTGTCCCATCCGGACTTGTCCATCTTCAATTTCCCAATGATGGATCCAGCTACAAATCCGCCGCCCATACCCATTATTTTCTCTCCGTCATCCTATTTTTTTCTCTTATTTCCATTAATCTTTTTCTTGCCATCTGTTCTATTTTTTCGATCTCCTCTTCATTTTCTATGCTGTATATATTATTTTTTGTTTCATCCAACATTCGCTTTATGTCTTCTTTTTTCTGATATGGCAATAAACTTGCCGCATAATTCTCAAGCCGCCTTCCCAACGAAGCCACTATTGCCTCATTTTTCCAAAATCTTACATCTCTAATATCCATATTAAAAAAATCTTCATAACTAAACAGGCCAGGGAATTCCCTAGCAATTATGGCTATTTCTTTTCCTCTGGCCTTTGCATGTTTTTTTCTGTTGAGGTCGGCTTAAATAGGTTCGTTATAATATAATTTGTGATTTCAATAAGTTCATTCAGGTTCAATTCATTCAACACCTTGTGCTTTCCTATAAAAAGCTCAAGCCTTTTATAGGCTGATTCCAGATCCCCTTCAACAACCGCTTTGTCGTATTCTCCAATTTTCTTGAGCATCGGCCGTGTTATTTTTTTCACTTTATAAACTTTCCCATCGATATCAATTTTGATCGGATCGTATAAAGATTTTTTTGTATCGATTTTTAATGTAGGCATAAATTACACTCCTTCAAATACCAAATTTTGTTGATCCCGCTGCCATGCCAAGAGTTCCAAAGTCTCCTAGCCATCCACTGACCTGTGAGACGAAAACCATGAATGTTATTGGGAATATTCTTTGTGTGCTCCTATCCCATGTCAACTCCCATTTGGGGACTGGATAAGCGTGGTAAATATGCACCCATTCAGATGGATCCGTTGAAACAACTCCATCACAGATCGGTTTTATCACGAGCTGCTTGGCATCTTCATACATCTCACAACCTAACTGATTCCTGAGTCGGAGTGTATCGCCGCTTGAATATTGAGCGTTTAATACCTCAGTCAACTGTTCATATGTTGATCGAGTCATGCTTAACTCTAGACTTACGGCAGTTCCTGTCATAATTGCGTCAACCGCAGCTTGACCATATCGCTCTTCCTCAATGTTTTCCACCGCTGTCTCACCGGTAAATGTCGTTGCTCCCAAAAACGGGCCTAAATTAATAGCGCCGCTTTCACCATAATTCCATACGATCTCGCATGGTCCCATGTCTTTGATAGGTAAACTAGGCATCGTTGCCTCCTCAAAAATTTATTTTCTCAAGGGCTACATGAGCCCTCTTCGAGTCTGAATATATAATTTGTGCTATGTTCAAAATAGCCATTTTCATCTTGACCAATATACGCAGGAGTTGATATTGCTTCAATCGTCATCGCCAAAAAATCTTCTCCACTCCCATCAATCCTCGCCAAATTCCATCCACTTTGTCCGTGTATGGAATTATACACACTCCAACTATCCTCTCTAGATTGTAAATATGACTCCGCTCTGCTTATTATTTGGATATTAAGATTTGCCATGTCCGGGCAATAAAAATTAGGCTCCCCACCACCCGGTTCTGAAACGAGAATGCACCGAATAGGAGCCGATTGTATTCTGTAACCCACTTGCAGAGTAGTTCCTTTTACGAATCCTGTTTGAGATTCGATGAAATTACAAATCTCTCGAAACATACTCATTTTAGGATCACCCCTATGGCGTCTGCCACCATTTTCATATATCTATTTTTATACATCATCATTTTTTTTTCCAAATACTTTGCCCCACTTCCTGGCAGTGTCCAATTTATCCGTTTGTCCTGCATCGGCGTCAATTCATGCCACCGGGCAGCATATTCGATGTTGAATCCTACCTCAAGCTCAATCCCATATTTCGTTATCTGCGCTTTATTAGTTTCTGCCGATCCCCTTAAGTGTCCTTGGTCAAATGGGGCATACGGTTTTTTCTTTATCGCATCCCTCAATAGTTCATTGCCAGCTTCAAACAATCCTTTTGCAGCTTTATCTGGTACCTTTTTAATTATCCTCTTGAAGTCTCTTTCAAAATCGCTAAAATCTAATTTCATGCCCATTTTATTCCTTCCTCACGCTAAATATATCTCATAATGCGGATTAGAAAATGCTTTTGGCTGATGTATATTTATTATTGGTTTGTCAATTTCAATCTCATTTATGCTTTTAATACGATCTTCGTGACTTAATTCTTTTGTCAACACTGTATCGAGTGCTTTTTTTCGTATCAATAATTTTATTGACGAAGTGACTTGCTCTCCTTTTATATTTCTTACAAGGCTAGTTTTCCATTCCGCATACCCTTTTATGCTGATTTCTATTTCTTCCAGCGGATTATTCCACTCATCATAACCCCCGCTCTGTATTATTATTATATCATCAACCGAATATGCATTTAGCATGGCTAATTCCCCCTTGATACAATCGCGGCCTCTGATGTCGGGAGACAAGAGTGCTTGCAGTTCGTATGAAATGGCGGGAGTATATCTATCACCTCATATCCTGGTGTTTTCCCATAAAGTGAAAATATTCTCCCCTCATATTCCATGCATATCGGGGTAGTTGTTCCATGATCTGATATTTCAATAAGATCGTTTCCATATTCATCACAGGCATTTTTAACACCTGCTGATTGAGTTCTCCGTAGTTCTGTCCTGGCAATCGACTCGCTATGCTTTTTTATATCATAATACCTTCCGTTTATTTCGACTAGATTTCCATCGCCCACCCTTTTTTTTAGATGACTCTGAACCAGGCTTGATATTCTTCCTGCAGATGCTTCATCTTCCACAAGCTCCTCAATTTGGCTCAACAAAACAACTGTATCTTCATCCGAAAGGCCTCCGATTTCTCTTATCTCTAGGAATTTTCGTGTTGCTTGTCGCAGAATATTGAAATATTGCCGTGATATTTGTTGTGTTGATAATATCATGTTACGAAAATATGTATCCATGTTATTCATTTGCTGCTCAAGCGCTAATACTGTATCCGTTTTCGAATATGTCAGGTTTCTCTTCTGCCCATATCCCTCCATGATCCTGATTCCAATATTTCTAGCTCTAAAAAATGAGTCTCGAACATGCTTTTCCATCCACTTTTTTGTTTCGCTATATAGTCGTTCTAATATTTTATCATATTTTTGTATTGTTTTTATTTCACGTGTTCTCGAATAATCTTCTGGGGTTACGTCGAGTAAAGTTTTTATTATTTTTCTTCTATATCCTGTCATCAATGGGGACAATTCATTTAACGCTTTTCTGTCCGGTAAAAGCCCAAAATTCAACATTTATAAATCCTCATCCCTAGTTAAATCCAAAAGATACACACCTTTCTTTTTCTCCCAAGCCGATAAAAGCTTATACACGATGCTGGGAAATGGCAATTCATTAAGCAATTTTTCCGTATAATCCTCTTTTACGATCCGCAGCTTGACCATATCGCTCTTCCTCAATGTTTTCCACCGCTGTCTCACCGGTAAATGTCGTTGCTCCCAAAAACGGGCCTAAATTAATAGCGCCGCTTTCACCATAATTCCATACG